TCAAGGGCAACAAACACAAATAGATGTTACTAATACACATGATTCTGATACTTTTAATTTATTTAGTGGCAAAGTTATTACTGCTAATAGCACTTCAGAGTTATTAGAAAGACCTATTATTATTCATCAAGGTGAAATAATAAAAGTACAAGGCAGTCATGCTGGTAATTTAGATATACACATGAGTATCGTAGAATATGCAAGAGGCGACTAATAAAGTAGTAAACATACAAGAGGCTAAAAGAGAGCCTTGGGAAATTGAATGGGAAAGATGTAAGCCGTATATAGCAAAGGCTGTAAAACATCAAGATTCCTATACAATTGATGACATAGAGGATAAAATAAGGAATGGAATATTCCATTTATGGCCAGGCAAAAAGTCTGCATACATAACAGAATTTGTAGTATTTCCACAAATTAAAGTAATGAATATTTTGTTTTGTGGTGGTAATTACAAAGAGTTGGAAGAAATACTCCCATATATAGAGGAGTTTGCCAAACAAGTCGGTGTAAAAAGACTTTATGGCGGTGGTCGAAAAGGATGGATTAGAAAAATAAAACATCTAGGATTTGAACACGATTATATAGTTAAAAAAGATTTATAAGAGGAATTAAGATGGCAGCAGGATTAGCAGCGTTAGGAACAGTAGGAAAAGTAGCAGGAGCTGTAGGCGCAGTTAAAAGCTTAACTGGTGGCGGAGGTTCAGCTGCTGGACAAACAACAACTACACAACAGGTAGACCCACAAACACAAGCAATGCAACAAGACCTATATCAAAGGTCACAACAGATTGCACAACAACCCTTTATACCTTATACAGGACCAATGGTTGCTGGTTTTTCTCCAGATCAATTAAGACAGTTTCAAGCTACTAGAGGATTATTTGAATCTGGTATGGGTTATGACCCAACCAAAGCCTTACAAGGTATGGCACAAGAACAGTTTAAGCCTACCATACAACCTGTTACTGGTTTTGAAGCACCAACTATAGAAGCAACACAAGCTCCTGGTGCGGCTCAAATAGGTCCAGTATCTACACCGCAATTTCAAGGTTTACTAAGCCAAGACATAGGCGCTTATCAATCTCCGTATCAACAACAAGTTATAGACCTAGCAATGGGCGACATACAGCGACAAGCTGACATAGCAAGAACTGGCGCACAAGAAAGAGCAATCAGAGCAGGCGCTTTTGGTGGTTCAAGATCTGCATTACTAGAGTCTGAATCACAAAGACCTTACGCAGAGCAAATGGCTAGAACAGCCGCTGGTTTAAGACAGTCTGGTTTTGAGCAGGCGCAAAGAGCAGCACAATCTGACTTAGCAAGACAGCAACAGTTAGGTATGTTTGGTGCTGGTCAAGAACAACAGCGTGCATTACAACAAGCACAGCTTGGTCAACAAGCAGGTATCTTTGGTGCAGAACTAGGACAGCAAAGACGTATGCAGCAAGCACAACTACAGCAACAAAGACAATTAGGTGGCTTAGACATTGCTGGCAGAGCTGCATTAACACAGCCACAATTAGAAATGCAGGCGCGTGCGCAAAGATCAGGATTACTTGGTGGTTTAGCAGGACAACAATTACAAGGTCTTGGTTTACTAGGTGGAATAGGACAGCAACAACAAGCATTACAACAACAAGCTATCGGAGCGCAAAGAGGCGAGTTCCAAAGAGCGTTACAATACCCACAACAACAGCTTGGTTTATTAGCAACTGGTGTAAGCGGTGTGCAACCAACAATAACGCAAACTGGTGGATATAGTCCTAGTGGATTAGAAAAGTTCCAAGCTGGTTTAGGTCTTTTAAACACAGCACAGCCAATATTTAGTAATTTGTTCTCACCATCGCAAACAACGCAAACACCTTACGGAATGTAATATGGCAATAAGAAATTTATTTCAAGGTTTAGGTCAAAGAGTAGGCAGAGGCCTAACAGAGATTGGCGGTTATGACCCAATGGAGCAAGTGTCTCCAGAGCAGGCGCGCATGCGCAGGCAGGAAGGTTTAGCTGCTTTACAAAGAAGCCTAGGTAAATCTTCTGCTATATTATCTGGTGATCCTAGAAGGATGCAGTTAGCTGAAGAGCAAATGCAAATGGCGGAGTCAGAGAAAAGACAAGCAGAAAGACAAAAATCTTTAGAAGCTCTAGCTCAAACAAATCCAGAACTTGCAAAAATGTATGAACTATTTGGTGAAAAAGGTTTGCAACAAGGATATTTAAGACAACAAGAAAGACAAGAAAGTTTAGCTGGTTCACAACAACAAATACAAGCATTACAAAATGCTGGTTTTACAGAACAAGAAATTAATATGGTATTGGCAGGACTTAATCCTAAAGATGTTATGGAGTTTAGAAAAACAGATATGTCTGGCCAACAAATAATTAAAAGTGTAGAAGAAAATGTTGAACAGACAGTAAAAGAAACTGAAGTTTTAGACACTTTTGCAAATCTTGACCAAGCTTTTGGTCCAGTTGACGCTTTACAAGAAGGTATGAGTAAAGCAACTAGAGTTTTAGGTTTTGATATTGACCCCAAAACAGGAGCCGCTGTAAGAGCAAGAAATAGTTTAAATACAGAAATTTTGGCAAATTTAGCAGCCGACTTTACTGGTAAACCAAATATGTTAATTTATGAAAACATAAAAGGTAATTTACCAATGAGCGCAGCAACATCTCATGCTGACGCTAGAGAAAAATACGAAAACATACGCGATCAAGTAGATGCTAGAATTAATGCGTTAGAAGAGGGTTTAAAATCTAGTATATTAAGCGATGCAACAAAAAATTCTTACAGAGATGAATTGAATAAAAGTATTCTATTATCAAAAAAATTAGATTCAGCAATACTTTCTTTAACAGGAAAAAAAGAAGAAACACTAAAACCACAAGACTTTGTATCGGAAGGCAAATATTCAAACCTATATACTAATGGCTAGCACTTACGAAGAATTAAAAAAAGCACAAAATAAACAACAGATTTTTAATGAAATAAAATCTGATGGTTATAAGTTATTGCAAGAAGGTAAAATTGATGCAAAAACTTATTATGCTAAAACAAGAAATATAGGCATAGAGCTTGGTTTAGTAAATGAACAAGATTATCCAGGTAGACTACCATCTTGGGCGGAAGGATTTTTAGAAGTTGTGGGCGGTGTCGGTGGCGCTATAGCAGGTGGTATAGCAGGTGCGCCAGCAGGACCAGTTGGTATTGTTGCAGGCGCAGGCGCAGGTGCTGGAATAGGATCTGGTAGTGGTTCATTGGCAGCAGATTTTCTTGGTGATTTATTGGCTCCCGATATGCCAGCACCAAGTGCAAGTGAAAGAGTTAGAGATGCTGCCGTTACAGGAGCTGTTGATGCTGGACTAACTGTTGCTGTTCCTGTTGCTGGTAAAGCATTAAAACCAGCGGTAACTAAAATAGTTGATAGTTTTCAAGCAGCAAAAAAAGCAGCTGTTAAAAAATCTCCAGACCCTGAAAGCACAGTAAGTTTTTTAGAAAAACAAATGGGTATAACAGACGAAGCTGCTCAACAAGCAAAAATGTTAGCTAGTGAAGGAATTGATTTATCTCTTGGTCAGGCAAGCACATCTCCTTTTGTAAGGGGTGTATATAATTTAACAAGCCGTATGCCATTAGCAGGCTCGCCTGGACAAAAACAATTAGCTACTACCTTTGAACAGGTTGATAAAGCATTAAGCAAAAGAATATCCCCAACAGCAAAAAGAACACCATTAACAGAAGTTGAAAGATCGAAAATGATTAAAGAACTTGGTATGCAATCATTTAAAGATTGGAGAAATTCATATACATCTGTTTATAGAAAAGCAAAAGAATTAAATAAAAAGAAAGGTAATTTTTTTGACACAACTAATTTAGTAAGAACCGCAAATACAGTATATCCAAAAAGCAAATTTACTGATGCTCCTAAAGATGTTCTTGATTTATTAAACGAATTAAGAGTTTACAAATCAGATTTTGCTATGGGAAGAAGAGGATTAACGCCTGTTCAAAGAAAATTATCTTTTAATGATGTAGAAGCTTTAGATACTAAACTTACAAACTTAGCTAAAAAGTATGACCCAGCAAAAGGTGCAACACCAAATAATTATGCTTACAGGTCTGTGATTGCTTTGCAAGATACAATGAAAAAACAGTTAAGAGATCCTAAAGACCAAGCTGGAAGATTAATGTCAGCTGGTGATAGGTTGTTTAAAGAATATATGTCTGTGGTAGAGGGAAAAACTGGTAAGGAGTTCCAAAAGGCATTAGGAAGAGGCGCTTTAAGACCTGGTGTTGGCAGACCACCATCACAAAGAATAGAAGATTTATATTACAAAACATTTAGTGATGCCAAATCACCAGAGTCTGTTGTAGAGTTAAAAAATATAATTGGTACAAAAAAAGTAAATGAGCTTGCTGCAAACTATCTTGATGACATATTTAATAAGTATTTAAAAAGTGAAAAAAGAGACTTTGGAAAACTTTACAATGAGTTGGGTTTTGATAATTTAAAAAGCAAAAGATATGCAGCAACGCAAGAATTGTTAAAAGATTATCAATTTACTAAAGCAGAAGATTTATATGAGTTTTTAAATATATTAAAACAATTCCCTGAAGCGCTACCAGATGTTAATACATTTATACTTAGATCTGGTTTATTAAGATCAGCACAATCATTAGGTCCAGCAGCTTTAATTGGTACAACAGGAATAAGTGCTGGTGGAGGCGTAGGTGCTTTTGCTGGCTTTGGTTTTTTAAGATTATTAAATCAATTTTTATCCAATCCTTTTGACAAAAGTTTATTTAAAAGTGCTAGCAGAAATGTTGCTGGCAAAAAAGAAGAGTTTATGAAAAAGTTTTTAAACTCAATACCAAAATTACCAGACTCTCCAGTACCACCTAGCGCGCTTGCAGTACAACCAGCTGTACCATTAGTGTCAGAACAAATACAACAAGAGCCAACGCCACAATAACCCCATGTCACGCCAATCAGAAAGAGTTGGCCGATCTGGAGAATACTTAGTAGCCTCGCTACTTTCTTTACACGCAGATACTGTAATGATAGTTCCACACAGCGCGGAGGCAGACATCATCTTTGATGTTGACCATACGCTATACAAGTGCCAAGTTAAAACACAATCTAAAATACAAACACATAGAGTCTCATGGCAGTTTGATTTTAGGCGTGGTGCTTTTACTAAAGATAGATACTACGAAGATAATGCAATAGATGTATATGCCTTGGTTGCTTTAGATCCTTGTAAGGTTTTCTACACCTTTCCAAGCAAAAAGAAACAGATGACCATTACAGACAAGAAGGTACAAGCGATGGACTCGCTAGAGAATACCAAAAACCTATTTAAAGAGCTTCGATGTCAACAGACACTTTAGGTTCTTCGTAATACTTAACAGAGTTCATACCTAAAGATATTAGATACTCAGCCACTTTATGTGGTGATTTCTGTTGGCTCTCACAAAAATCCTTAAACTTTTTAGCAAGATGTTTGTTCACATATATAGGCTTTCTTCCGTTTCTTTCACTTAGAATACGATCATCAAACTCATATAAATTCATAGCTACCTCATAGTTAAAGAGAAACTTCTATTGAATAATCTCCTATTTTATTACCCTTGGCATCTGTTCCATAAACCATCTGTAGTTCAAGATCAATAAAGTGTTTGGCCTTTAACAAGTCAGTCACCCTATCTTGTTTCTCTCCTTTACTTCTGGTTATATATTTTAAACAACTACCTAAGTTATAAGACAGGTTGTTAGCATATATATAATCTATAGGTTGTATCTTGGATTGCTTGTAATGCGTTCCAGCTACTTGGTTATTGGTTGCAAGCCTATCTATTGCTTGATCCCATTCCTCTTCAGTTCCTAAGTTAGTATGTGCGTATACTGTTTTATTCATCATCAATTTCTCCCAAATTTTATTAAAATATTACTTGATAATTAGTAATAATGGTTTATTATAAACAAAAATATTAATAAAAGGGAAATTTATGGAAATATTAGAAAAGAATTTTGACATATCAAATACCATAGA